GCTCATCACAACACCATTGTTTATAAACATACCTGTGTGATTAATGTCTCCTGTCCAAGTGCTAGTAGGGACATTGACGACTGCTTGCATGGCATTAATCTCAACATTCATATCTGTGTTGATTATAAGGCTTCCAGATTCGCTTAGACGAAGCTCTACCTCTGTCCCACTACCTAGGTTATGGGCTACCACTAGATCGTGCGTAGAGTGCGGCCAGCGGCGTTTAGCGGGATTGTTTGGAGCACGTCCTACGGGGAAGGCGCCAGGGATAGCTATACAGTCGCGAACATCGTGCATACGATAGTCTGTAGGAGTAGATGCATAACCGTTGCTACCTTTCCAAGCTGTCAGACCTCGCTGACTAAACACAAGTAATACAGGATCGCCAGGGTTCAATGGGAAAGTGATAGCACTAGTCGAGGATGCTGGGAACACAACGGGCACATTCAGGATAGGAGGCCGTTCTTGCGAACTTCCATCGTACCCCTTGAAGTTAATAGCAATCTGAACGTCTACTTGCTGACCTGCAAGATCATTGATCGTGCGGATGACAAAACCCGGAATAGCTGTATTTTGGTTTTCAAGGTAATGCTCTACAGCACTTTGCATTGTCTCTTGAAGGCTGATCTCGCCATCTGCCATCTATTTTCTCCTAATAAGTTGACAGCCAGGAGAACCTAGCGTACAATGGTTAATGTAATTTGAAATCTAACCGAAAGGGCATCTTTCAAATTAATCGAGGGTCGTCTAAACAACGTAATTGGTCGCGATATCTTGTGGCGAAAGCTTCCGAGAGAACATGGCAGCTCCCCTTTAAACAATCAAGCTACTGTGAGTGATGGGACAGCTTGAAAGACACTCCTGTCTCCCTGATGCCTGCGTATGGGCGTGCGATATGCGTTGGAGTAAGATTAGGCTATACGTTCAGTCCTAATCCTTGGCTAGGCATTGTTGGCCGTGATGACCTAGGGTAGAAATACCGATAATCGACGACGAGAGGAATGGCGGAAGCTATTACGGCTGTGTCGGAGGTGAATCAAGATAAGACCAATACCACTTCTTATGCGCTAGGGCTTTGGTAAGCCCATGATCTCCTGATCAAGCGTATGGAGTGGTAAGGGATTTTCTTATCTTGGATTTGCTTCTCAGACTCAAGGAATGATAATCTTATATATATATATATTGTTAACTACTAATCTTCTTACCACAACGACATTCTACGAACCAAGGATTGCCTCTGAAATCACCAGTAAAGCGAGAAGAGGTAAGAGTGTAAAAGCCGTCGAGAGCTTGATCATCTTGTTCTAGCTTAATAATACAGCCAGGGATGAGATTAGGATTTAACAAAGCCTTGAATTGAATACCCTCAGTCTTAGCTGGGTCTTGCTTCTTCTTATATCCCTCAGCAGCAACTTTGTATGCAATATCAACCAATCCAGTCTCAGGAGATATAACAATAGCTCTACCTTTATCACTCATCCAACCTGTACCAGCATCAGATACATAAAGAGCATCACCATCAATCTGCCACTGTGTTTGAGTAGCTTGACTAAGCTTATTAAGCTCAGACTTAGCATTGCCGTATATAGGATAGCCATCAATAACAGGGTTATTCAGATTAGCTCCATTGTAAACACCTCTGTTGATACCAGAGACGTTCTTACGAAGTTCCTCATACACCTCTTTCACAGTACGACCAGGGCTAACAAGTTGGTTTAAAACACCATGGTTAACCTGAGAGTATCCTGCCCCCATACGGATTTGAGTTACAACATCCGTTCCCTGCTTACGTGTAGTTGCCTGCACAACCTCGCCAGCAAACAATCTCTTAATCTCAAGATTCTCATATCCAGCATAAAAATCAGCAGCAATAAACTCTTTATCAAGTAGTGCTAATGTCTGCTCATCAAGATTGTAGATTTCAATAGTAGCTGAGTTTGTCTTATCTTTATTACTAATAGATTTACTAACTTCAAATGTAAGTTGAAGATTATCAATCAAGACACCATTGTTTGGATCATTACGATAATCACCGATAATAAGTTGATACCCTCTGTTTAGGTAATAGTTATCATACTTCATAGAGGGTGTTATCCTTAATTATCAACAAAGTTAGTAATGTACTTGAATGTGTAATATTGATTTAGAGACTCAGGTTCAGTAATATATTTCTCTGAAGTGAGCGATGGTACAGGAGTTAACCAGAAGAAACCTGATAGGTCATCAATCTTATAGTTTTGCAAGATTGGATACTGAGGCACTATCGCAACACCTTGAACGATAGGATCACCATCTTCAGTGAACAATGACATATGCCAAAGCTTGTTCCTTTCATTGTAAAGGATTTCCACAGAGTAGGTATTACCCTCAAGGCTCACGCTGTAAGCGTAGAAACTATCTGCATACAATGGAAGAGGGACATAATCGTAACTTGCCATCAGTTAGCACCCCCTGTCTTGACTGCTTCCCTTAGCTTATCTGTGTCATCCTTGTTTTCAGCTTCAGCATCTAGGACAGATGTTTTCTTAGAGTTTACACTGCCCTTATTCTGCTTTGCGGTAGACTTCTTCTTTAGTGTCCCTTGCACATCAGCAGGCAAGGCAGAAGTCCTTAAACTTACAAACTTAACCTGTTCAAACTCAAGCTCACAGATAAGACAATCACCCGTATCAACATCTTCTTTTACAGAGAAGGATGTTAAAACAACATTGTCAATAACCTTATCTAAGTTAGTTCCTAAGAACTCATAAAGTTTAATTGGTCGAATGAAAGTCTTGACCCTCTGCTTAGCCTCATCATACTTCTCACCGGACATAAGGCGCTCAAGAACTTGAACAACAAAGTCTTTATAATTGGTTCTGATAAGGTCTGTAGCAAGAGATACAGTTGCATTTGAATCTGGTAAGAATTGACTGATGGAGGCAGGAATAAGGTTGGTTAGAGTTGAAGTGTTTTCAACAACAATAACTTCCCCTGGTTGAAGATTTGCATTATTTGCAATAGCATTATCTTCATCCCTTGCCACTTCCATGAAGTTAGAGATGTCTGCAACACTAATAACACCAGTAAATCCAAACGTAGGATTATCTCTTGTGTAGTTATCAGTGATTAGTTTACCACCAGCAATAGGGTGTTTAGTCACCTGACCTTTAATACTTCTTGTATAGCTTTGTACTGCATCAAAGAGGATGAAGAAACTCTCCCCATCCTCTTTATTTTCACTTGTGTATTTCAAACCTAAACTCAAGAAAGACTCCTTATGGAGAATACTTCCCCACGTTTAGTTAACGTCCAATAGAAGGATATTGAATACGTGCATCACTGAAAGTGTTGTTCAAAGCATCACGAAGTTGCTGACCAATATCAGAACCAATCGCTGCTGCATCAGTTGCTTGAGTCTGTACAGTAATATCACCAACTGTAACGTTGACACGGTTGTCATTGTTGTTAGTAGTGTTAGCTGCAACGTCTTTCTGCATCTGATTTTGCATCAGCGTAGGATCAGTGTATCGTTGGATAGCCCCATTCACACGACCTTGTGCATCAACAGCATCATAAGGTATTGAAGGGATGTTCTTGAATGGGTCTTGGTAATTTGGTACGCCGACAGCATATCCACTGATAGGAGTGATGCCTGGATACTCAGCATTATTAAGAGCAGTACCGCCAGGGGCTTTAGGATCAGGATTTAAACCTAACAACTTACTAACAGCGTTGTCACCAAAACCAAGCTTATCTGCACCGAAGTCTAGAATGCCACGAGGAATAGTAGTAAGAGTTTGTAGATAGCCTTTACCCGCCTTAGAGGCCATATCCCCGGCAGTACCATAATCACCTTTGGCGGCACTATTAATACCTTTAACAACATCGGTAGCAATACCTAATTGTTTAGCCATCACCTTAGTAATGCTCAGCCCGTCAATCTGCTGCATCTGTTGGAAAATAAGCTTCCAACCTTCACCGATTGTCGCGGTTAGCTCGGAAAAGTTTTTACCAAAAGTCTCCATATCGCCAAATAGCTTACGAACTTCTTCAGCCTTATCCAAACCAATCATGTCAGTGATAAAGCTATCACGACCTTGCAACAGACGTTGGAAAGATTGAGGGATAAGCATAAGAACACGAACACGTTCAGTAAGGGTGTTAAATCCTTCTGACAGAGCACGAACTAGAGGACCTGACTCTTGCAAACCATCATTGAGGGTTCTGAATAAACGAGCATAACCCTCTTCAACACCAGACTGATTAGCAAGACGAACTAGATCGTTAGCGGTGTTTTCAAAGCGAGCTTGTTCAGACTGAGAGGTACGAGCTGACATTGCAAGGCTTGGAGCAGCACGTTCTGATGCGATAGAAGCAGCGGTATTTAGAATATCTCCTTTCACAAGGCGCTTCTTCATTGCTGCTTGCAAAGCTTGAATTGATTCTGTACCGCTTAGGTTGCCACCTGTTTGACGTTGATAGGCTTCGGCAAATAGAGATACTGCACCCGGCAGGCTCTCAGCTAGCTGCCCAGAAAGTTCTTCCAATAGTGTTCAGGGAGGGTCGTTAATCCTCCCCCGCTTATTAGGCTGCTGCATGTCACCATGCAGTTCAGATCATATCTTCAGTCATATTGACTGCTTCCCGTTTCGAGTCACTTGACCCTACGCCTTGCGGCTGATCGTTGAACCGTCGAGTAGTTTTTAAGGGTTTAAAATCAAACCCTTCAGAAACATGGGTCCAAGCAATTTTAGCTCTGATCTTAGTAGCTTGTTGCATACTAATGTTGAACTTTTCTACTGCTTGACTTGGCGTATAATCTGAATTATGGAAAAACATGCATATTTGAAATACTTTCTCTTCATCTAGTTTTGCTCTTGAATTAGCAGAACCTGTTGCAGTCTGATATCCAATGGCATATGCATGTTTCTTGTTTTCACTGGCTGTAACCCACTCAAGATTATCAACCCTATTATTCAAACCATTTCCATCAATATGATTGACTTGAGGTTTATTTTCAGGATTTTCAATAAAAGCCTGCGCTACAAGTCTGTGAACTTTTAGCGTATAGACTTTCTTATCTTTAGCGAACTGGGTGTTCCAGTATTCAGTATTTGTACCTTTCCATTTAAACATATACCTAAGCTTCTGATTTGAAGCAGTACGAACATTTCCATAGTTAGAAATTTCGATCTTATCGGTAAGCTCAATGGTTTTCCAAATTTCTTGCATTTCATACCTCCTAATTAAAAGAAAGTATGATTCTACCCGCTTGGCTGCTGATTGTCAATATAGACTTTTGGATTTTCAGGGGTCGCCAGTACGTCGCCGTCTAGTATCCTACCTTAAGTCATTGAGTTTCCAGCAATTAAAGAAGTTTTACATGCCCATAGAATTTTTAGACATGAGCTGGTTCTTACCAGCAATTTGACTCAGCGCCCTAAACACACGCTTCTGTCTTTCAG